TATAGCTGCTACTGCGTTATGTAATGATTTAAAACAACAATATAAGGATAGAAAATTAATAATGATGGTCTCATATCCTGAGGCCTTTTTATCTAATCCTGTTATTGATAGAGTATATGCTTTAGGTAATGCTCCTTATTTTTACCAAGATTATATTGAAGGTAAGGATATAGTATTGTTTAGGCATGAACCTTATAATCAAACTGCTCATGTTACTAAAAAACAACATTTAATTCATAATTGGTGCGATTTATTAGGTATTGAGTATACAAATCAACAACCCGTTTTATTTCCTAATTACCCACAAAGAATGACTACAGGAATGTGGCAACGACCAAAACCTATAATGATTATTCAAACTGGTGGTGGTCCTATGCAAGGACAAAGATTTTCATATTCTTGGACTAGAGATATGCCAATTGAGGTAGCTCAAGAAATAATAAATAAATATTCTCAACAATATCATATAATTCAAGTAACTAGACCGGATGGTTATCAATTACAAGGTGTAGAACGTATAGATGGTGTTTTATCTAATATGGAATTATTTTCTTTATTAGTTACATCCCAAAAACGTGTTTTAATTGATTCTTGTCTACAACATGCTGCTGCTGCATTAAAATTACAATCTACTGTATTATGGGTAGGTACTTCACCTACTGTATTTGGTTATAGTTCACATAAAAATATAATTGCTAAATTACCTAAAAAAGCAAATCAATTAATTGGTAGTTATTTATTTGATTATCAATTTGAGAATAATATGCATGAATGTCCTTATATGGATGTAAAAGATATGTTTAACATAGAAGAAATATTTAAAAATATATAATGAGTTATAATATATTAGGAATTAATCCTGGTCATAATGGTTCAGCTTGTTTAGTGGCAGATGGAGAATTAGTCTATTATTTGGAAGAAGAACGTTTATCTCGTTTAAAATATGATGGAAATCCATTTAGAGTAATGATTGATATTATGTCCAAATATCATGTTGATGAATTAGTGATAGTAGGTACACATCCTAATCATCCCGTTTTAGATTGGACAATGGAAGATACATTTACAGGATTAGTTAGAAAATATAATCCTAATGTAAAAACAACTATTTTAGGACATGAACATCATTTAACACATGCTGCTTGTGCTTTTTATAATTCAGGATTTACAAAAGCAGTAGCTGTTATAGTAGATGGAGCTGGCACTTATAAAGATATTAGTATGAATGAAGAGGGTTCTGTTAAAGCCAAGGGATGTGAAACTGAATCAGTTTGGCAATGTGAATACCCAGCTAATTTTTCTGTATTACATAAGGTATTTGGAGATAACTTTCAACAAAGAATGGTTAATGATAAATTCGATGTTGGTAATAGTGTTACTATAGTGAAAGCATATGAAGCAGTAACTAATTATTTAGGTTTCTCCTTTTTGGAAGCGGGTAAAACAATGGGGTTAGCACCTTACGGAAAAGAAAATAATAATATTCCTCAATTATTTAAAGATAATAGAGCGTCTAAGGATATTTTTATACCTGAATATCCTAGAGGTGCTTATATAGATGTTCAATCAAATCCCATATTCCAACGTAATAGGGATCCTAAAAATTTTCATCATAATTTTAATGAAGTATTAGATATAGAAAAGGATCTAGCTTATAAAATACAAAAAGAAACACAAGAAAAAGTAGGTGATTTAATTGAACAAGCAATTAATGTGACTAAAATAAATCAAGTAGTATTAGCGGGAGGTTATGGTTTAAATTGTGTTGCAAATTATTATTTACAAAAACGATTTCCTAATGTACAATTATATTGTGAACCTATTTCACATGATGGAGGTACTGCAATAGGTGGTGCTAAATTAACTTGGCATGGTAATAATAATGATAAAACAATAAGAAAACAAATGTCATTATATTATGGACCTAAATACTCAGAAGAACAATTAAAACAATCTATATTACAAGTTAAAGATAAATTTAACACTTATCAAGGCAATCCTAAAGCGGTAGCTGAATTATTAAATGAAGGTAATATAGTAACATTATTTCAAGGTTCAAGTGAGGCAGGTCCTAGAGCATTAGGTAATAGATCTATTTTATATAATGCTACTGATCCTAATGGTAAAGAATTTGTTAATAAAGTAAAAGGTAGAGAATGGTTTAGACCATTTGCAGGTACTATCTTAGAGGAAGATGTCAATGAATGGTTTGATTTAGCGGGTATGGATTCATCTCCATTTATGATGTATGCTATAGACGTTAAGCAAAATAAAATACCTAGTATTACTCATGTAGATGATACCTGTAGAATACAAACAGTAAATAAAGATCAAAATAAAAATTATTATAATATAATAAACGAGTTTAAAAAATTAACTGGTGTACCTATTGTATTTAATACTTCATTTAACTTAGCAGGTGAACCACTAGTAGAAACGGTTAATGATGCTATAAATGTTTTACTTAATAGTGATATAAAATACTTATACTTACCAGAAATTAAACTTATATTAGAGAAAAAATGATGGACCCAAAATTACTTACCTTAGGTTTTATTTATTTTATTGTATCAGCCACTGCTATTTGGTTTCAAACACATGCTCAATTTTTTAATGATTGGTCTAAAGATAATGCTTTATTAGTTGCCATTCCCGGATTCATAATTTCATATTGGTCAATAAAAGCTACTGAAAATATAGCGGAAGCATATGATGGAGCAGTATGGCCAGCTAGACTAATTGGTTTTGGAGTAGGTATTATTATATTTTCAATTCTTACATGGCTTGTATTAGGTGAGAAAATAGAAATTAAATCTGCAGTATGTGTTTTATTAGCTTTTTGTATATTAATTATACAACTTTTCTGGAAATAAATTTGGCTACCCAGGAGACCTTTCGTATATTTACAGGGTAAATAAGTAATTAATTAATAATAAAGGTTATGAGCGGATATAAAAGATTTGATAGACATGAAGTGTTTGAAATGAGTGATACTTCATTTGTACTAGATTGTATTCAAGATGTTAATAAGCATGATTATGAAAATGGTGGTGCTGAATTATCAAATATGTTGTTTGGTTTATTTGATGGTTATTATTATGATAAAATTCATAAATATGCTGCCCTAATATTATCAATTTCAAAGTTTGAAAAATTAGAAGATATATTAGTTAAAATAGATGATTCACTTGTAAATGCTTAATAAAAATAAAATAAATAAAAAGGTTATGAGAGATCAGCAGTTAAAAGAGTTCAGTGAAGAGGTAAAGAGAGGATTTGTAGAGGCATTAGGGCACAAAAGTTCTTTCCTCACTCCTAAAAATAAAATAAATAAAAAGGTTATGAAAATTAAAGATTTAAAAGTAGGTCAAGTATTTCAATTAGAAGGATTAGATGTAAATGGTAATACTGTTTATGCTGATTGTACATTGAGAGCTTATACCGGAATGAATAAATACGCTGTAGAATCAGATGGTATTACGATATTGTATGATGGTGAAGAAGAAGTTCATCAAGTTTATAAATAAAAGGTTATGGCAATTAAAAAATTAAAAAATAGAAGTAGATTAGAAATTGACTTAACAGGACCAGATGGTAATGCTTTTGCATTACTAGGTCGTGCTAAAAGTTTATGTGCTCAATTAGGTATTCCTTTTAAACCACTAAGTGAAAAAATGACTAGTGGTGATTATGAAAATCTAGTTAAAGTATTCGATGATACGTTCGGAAGTTTTGTTACATTATATAGATAATATTATGACTAAGTGGATAGAATATAGAGGTAAAAGAAAAAAACTATTTGGTGAATCCGAAAGTGGTAATCCTATAGTTAAAATGAATGGTAATTTGGTTCAGGTTCCCATTGAACATACTAATTATGAACCGGAAGAATGGATAAGTAACTCACTTTATAGCAGCTAATAATATGAATGAACCAACAATAATAGATCCAAATGAGGATTTAATCACATTTGATGATTTAAAAATAGAAGAAGACATGTCAGTAGGTCCTATGGCTAAAAAAGCTATAGAAATATTTGACAACGGATATGGAGTTCTAATAGAGCGAAATAGACGAACATTAGGTAACCAAAGTAAGTTATGGCAAGTAACTTTAATAGATGCCGAGTGGGAAGAAATAGTAGAGAATTCTAAAATATCAAAAGATGGTGTTTGGGAATATTGTGATGAGGATGAAATAAATGAAATATTAAAATTAATACAAACAGAGTTATAATGGAGCAAATAATTGAAATCAAGAAAAATAAAACTAACTATGTCCAAATTGAACTTAGGGAATATGAAGGACATGAGTATGTTGACGTAAGAGAATTTTACGATAGTCAAGATGGTAAACGATTACCTACTAAAAAGGGTATTACGTTTTCTCCTAAGGTATTAGAGGAAGTAATTGATGGTTTAACCATGTTAAAAGATCAAATGAATGGATAAAATGAATGAAGTAGAAAGATGTGTGTCATGTGGCACAACTACTCCTTATGTTATGAGGCAATCAATTCATGAGAGGTTATATTATATAGAGGGAGCAGGGCAATTATGTGAGAATTGTCATTACGAAATTTACGGTTAATTAAAAATAAAGGTTATGGAATGTATAATAAATGTCTTTGCAATAATAGGTTTATTTGCTACTTGTTTAGCAATATATTATTTTACGATTGATCAAATCGCTATTTACAAGATAAATCAAGAATGGAAAAAAAACAAATAATGCTAGGATTAATAATTAAAATAAAGCAACTAATTCAAGCAACACCTAATGATCAAGAATTGGGAGCAAAAATAAGAGAATTAGCTTACAAAACAGAATTAATAAATCCATTTAATAAAGAAGCATATAATAAATCCAGCGATGACTAATAGGACTCAGTTAAGAATTTTTTGATGGATGTGTCACCCCATAATACGGATATACAATTAAACCCTGTTATTGTGGGTGATCTAAAATTGTACTTTAGTGCTCGTGGTAACAACAAGCATTACATTTTGGAATATTTTGTTAACATGAAAACGGGGGAGAAAACAGAATACAATGATAGTAAACGATAAATTAATTGGTGAGATTGCATTTGGGTTGTACGTTGTTTTCTACATTTGGTGTGTGTATGAGTTGGTATTTGTATGTCAATGTTAAACATAAACACGCTGGTATTCAATGTATAACAGCGCGATAAAACGATTAAAATTATGATGATGTCCAATCCACTATATGCGATAGTAAATGCTGTTAAACGCGTTACCCCTTATATTATATATGACAATAATGATATAGATAGATAATGAGGTACGGATATTTGTATAGATATATTACCAAAGATAGTGGTGCATTTGATAGATTAATGCCGTGGTGTATGCCCTTGTTGTTGCAGGCAACCAAATTTCTCATATGACTAAGTATATACTTGCATTATTAACAATCAGTACCGACGAAAATAAAAATTATTTACAATAAAAACGCGTTTTAAATGAGGATAATACAAAAATTAAACATTTTTTAAAATAAATTTGGGGCCCCGGGGTAGGGGTTTTACATTACTTATATAAAAACAAATGGAAATATGGTCGAACTTGGTTTTAAAATAGAGCTTACACACCCAGGTGTGCATTGTTTGGTGGGGTTCCAAAAATGGGATGCCGATGATGATCAGCCATATAATACATTTAAAATACATTTTCTATGGATCACACTAAGGTGGGATTGGGAGTAACATATTTCCGCTTCACACTTCGATACTACCCGCTTGCCTTACTCCGCTCAAGTGCTTTGGGCGGGGGATGATCCTATTGTATATTTACTATAAACTGTAAAAATGGCTACATTAAGTGAAATATACGATGAATTAGACAGAATTGGTGAGGACATCACCGCATATATAGAAGAATGCGACAATGGTAATTTATCCAGCGATTTAGCCGGAAATGTGGGAAATCCCATGGAAACGTTATTAGTTGCGCTGGAGACAATAATTGACGACAAAGATGCGGGAGTTTACGATCCTAGAGAAATTTATGAAAATCCTGAAGATTTTGAATAATAGCGGGCCGATAGCGGATTGTTATCATACCGCTACCACGATAGCCGCGATCCATCGATGGGGCGTGGATACCGCAAAAAAGGTTGATAGATTTATGTATCTTCTACGATTTTCCACATCGATTAGTATATACAAATATATTTTATGCGAAAATTATGGAGATATTGGGCAAGAGCCCTAGGGGAAAAAATAGGGGAGACAGATGGGAGAGCAGATAATGTTGCTTTTATTAGAACTCTCATTATATTGCAAGCAGTTATAACAAATGTTTTAATAGCGTGGAATATAATTCGTAGATGGGATGAGTAAAAAAATAACGGAGTGGTCAAGATTATCATGGTTTTGTGGATGTGGCGCGCTAAATGCGGGATGGTTAGATGATTGTGGAAAGTGTGGCAAAGACAAGAAAGAAAACCAAAAAGAGCACAACGAAAATTATAATGTGTTCACAATGTAATGAAGAATTCGCTACAGGATATGAATACCGCATGCATTGGGAAAAACATTTAGAGGATTATTTAAAATATGGAATAGATTATGCCAGGGAAAAAGCAGAAAAAATTAAAGGATACCCCCTTATTATCTCAGGTTCAACTTGAGCGAGAACTATGGAATGCAGCATTGCGAGTTCCACCTCCTTTTCGTAGTAAAAAGACATATTCTCGCAAGGGCAAGGCCCGTTTTAGGGATTTCAACAAAGAGGATTAGATCCGCAACCTCTTCTTAAAAAAGATTTTTCATATCGACAAGAGTATATATTTATATGCAGATAATTGCAGATATGATAACATTTCTTTATAGTACCGCACAATTTTTAGTATTCTTTGGTATCTTCTATGGATTAATGAGATATTTTAAACCAGATGTTAAATTATTTGGACAAGTTGTAATTGGTATCAATATATTTGCTGTTTGGCTCTATATAGCAGGTGTATTCAATCAATCTATCCCTTTCCCTCTCGCTACCCCTAAGATATTTCTACATGGGTTAGTTGCAATTATTATATATACGGTTTTAAGATTAGAGGATGGTAAGTGAGGATTACGTAATTTTATCGTTAGCTGGTTGTTGGTTGCTTTTCTGTTTTGTATCTTGGGTACAAAGTAAGTAATTATGAGGTTATTATTAATATTTGTATTTTTATTTAGTATTTTTGGGTGTTATAGTGATGATTTAGCAGAACAACATTGTCACATAGTACTTAAAGAAGTTAAAAACCAAAGCGGAGTCACAATTGATACTTATGTATTTTGGTCAGATTGTCCAGAATATCAAACAAATTAAATTTATGAAAAAGTATTTATATAATTTAGCTAAAAAATCACCAATACGAAAATGGGCTTTATCACTAACAGGTTGGAAGTGGTTAGCATGGCAATTAATAGCGGGTGGTGTGTTTTTTATTATATTAGAAATTATATTGAATCAAATAGGAATGACTATGATTCCTTGGAAGTAATGCACAGGAGGCTTGGAGTCCCAAGATACTGTTCGTATATTTATGGTATAAATAAATAAATAAAAGGTTATGATTAAACATTCAGAATTAAGAAAATTAAGTATTGAAGAATTAAGAGGATTACAGGCTCAAATTAAGTATGTAATTCAAGATAAATTAATTGAATCTCACGAAGATATCAGAGTAGGTTCTAAAGTAAGAATCAATCATAGAAAATGTATAGGTAAAGAATATATTGTTGAGAAAATCAATAGAAAAACTTATATATTAAGAAATGAAAATGGTGGAAAAGTTAAAGCATCATTAGGTTTAATTGAAGCTATTTAATTATGAGATATATGAATCAAGATTATGTAGTACAAGAGTTGTTGGGTATGATTAGTACCCAACAACAACAAGGTAGAGTTTTTCCCGAACTATCAAATGATAGAATATTAGCGATTGCGGATTCATTTTTATTTGAATGGAATGAATTAGGTGATCCGGATGCCAATTTTGAGGCAATGTTAGAATGGACTTTAGATCAAAATTTAGCACATGCATAATATGAAAAATTTTAAGACAGATAGATTTGATATACCTTATTTAAAACCCAATTTAAAGGTTTTAATAGAAACAGATAAAGGAAAAAGATATATGAAAGTAACTAATATGGTTACTCAGAAAAAAGATGAAATATATTTTGGGCATCTAAATGATTATCTAAATAGCTCACATATATCAGATGCTAGGGACGTTACAAATGGTGTTAAAAAAGGAGATGGAGAAGGTTTATCATCTAAATATATAGGAAATTATGACCATGAGGATATTCCATTACCTAAGAATATGGATTTAGCAGAACAAATTGTTAAATTCGCTAAAGGTAAAAGAAAAGGATTTACTAAGGAATTAGTAGATCAATGGAATAAAGATTTAGAATTTGATTTACATTCAAAACTAAAAACTTATGGTTTTATGGGAGCTAAGAGATTAAACATGATATTTAAAATTTCCTAATATGAAAAATAAAACAAAAACAGGAGAATGGGTATTATATTGGATACTCGTAGCATTGACGTGTTTAGGTTTTGCCACTAGTTGTACTCCAGAACCCCTCAACTGGGTTGACCACTCCGAATATTTAAATTATGATAAAGAAAGATTCATACCAAAGGCGTTCATCGTCAAAGAAAAACAATACCAAGAAGTATATATTGACTCGCTCGAATCAGATACGTACTTCTTACTCTACGCCGAGGCAAATAAAATGCCCGAGCGCTACCGCTATAATGGCGAGTATAATATTTGGGCCTCCTTTTCTACTCCTGACGGCTATAATGATGGGACTAACACTAATTTTGTTGATAACATTCCTTATGTTAGTTCTAACCGTGTTAGGTTTGACCGTCCTAGAGTCTTTAATGGTAAAGTACAAGGCTATGAACCAAAAGAGTTGGATCTCTACACTAAACAAACTGTTGGACCGATTCACAAAACAGCCGTAAAACGGCGCGATACTATATCAATTTATATGGACGTGACATTTGATGATGAATATTTCGTTAGAGACACTTTATTCGTTGTTTTACGCCCTAAATAGTATATATGTATTATCGGATATACTCATTCTAGAGTAACCTTTCAATAAGGAGTCTGGCTGAGTCAAATTAAATAGATTTTAAAAATATGGATGCAAAAAACATGCTAGAAGGATTCTTAAATGAATTAGAATTTGTTCATGAGAATTTTAGTAAAACTAAAGAAGGTTTACTTGAAGTTGCCTTATCTCCTTTTGAACCTTTATTTATTAAAGATTCAAGAGGCAAGTATATTTCTGCTAATATAGAAGAAAAAGATAAAAAAGAACTTATAAAAACCTTTGATGAAGATCTTTTACCTATGTTTAAAGAAAATAAATACAAAAAAGGAATTGATCAAGTAAATAAATGGAAAAAAATTCTCGAAGAAAACTAGGAAAAGCCAAAAATTGTTCGTAGCTTCTAAATACGGAGAGTTTAGAAATTTAATATTTATAAAATGGGGGTTTTAGAGAAAATAGGAAAAAAGGGGGTAGGGGAAATAACGTTATATACAATTTCCGATTGTAAATACTGTCAAGCACTCAAAGGTACACTCCAAGAACTCAGAATCCCATTTACTAATATTGATGTTGAACAAAATGAAGCTGTTGGTGATTACCTAGAATCAAAACTTGGAACGGAATATTATCCAATTATATGCATTAAAAAAGCACCAGAAGAATATACTTACATAATTTCAGAAACAAATTTGGAGAAACTAAGTCGCATTCGTATATTTAACTCAATTGAGGAAGCTCTTGAGATCCTCTTACAATATTATTATGAAATACAAGTTTAATCTATGGTTTTAACAGCGGAGCAAATTAAGGAGAACTATGATGTTCTCATTAAGGGTATAGAAAAATACGTAACGGGTGATAGAAAGCAGAAATTTCTAGACTTTTATAATAGTTTAGATGATCGTATTGCTCTACTCCCAGCTTCACATAAAAAAGCGTATCATAATTGTTTTCCCGGTGGTTATGTTGAACACGTAGTTCGTGTTATTACGGCTGCATTCAAGCTACATGCTGTATGGTCGGAAATGGGAATGGCAGATACTTTTACTGAGGAGGAGTTGTTTGTCTCCGCTTTAAACCATGATTTAGGAAAAATAGGTTCACTTGAAGAGGTTTCTGTTTTTCCATCTACAGATGAATGGAGAAAGAAAAATTTAGGGGAAATGTATACTTTTAATACTAAAAATGAGTATATGACAGTTCCCGATCGTTCATTGTTTTTACTTCAACAAGCAGGAATTCAATTAACTACTAATGAATATATTGCTATAAAAACACACGATGGTTTATATGATGATGCTAATAGTCCTTATTTAAAAGGATTTATGCCCGAAACTAAACCACGTACTTCACTCCCTTATGTTTTACACCAGGCTGACCTTATGGCAGCAAGAATAGAGTTTGAACGAGAATGGAATGGTAAGTTCGGTAAAGAACAACCAAAACAAAAAGTTTCAAAACAAGATCGAGTTAATACTAACTTAGATAAAATAGGTTCTGGAAAAGATAATTTAATGAATTTAGTAAAGAATCTCTAATGGATACAATTACCATTATTTTAATCAACGTTGGTGTCCTTGTTTTTGGGGTCATTTTTTATATCATTTGGAATTTAATGAGAAAAAATGAAAAACTTGAAGATGAAATCCTTAAAAGGGACAATTATATAGAAAATATTACGACTATAATGTCCGAATCGGATCGTAAAATTAAAGAGATCGATTCAAAACAAATTTTCCAATCAGATGATGAGATAGGATGGTTTTTTTCCGGAATTAAAGAGATTCAGGAACTTATAAACGAGTATAATATAAATAAATGAACCTACCTATTGATGAAAAGCTCCAGGGGAACATTCTAACTCCACCTAAGCGAGACGAGGGTCCAATGTATACTAAAAAAGGTACATTAAGAAAAAGGAGACCTAAAACTAAAAACCAATATTTTACTGCTGATACTGAGGAGGCTATTCTTGAGTATCTAAAAGAAACTGATGAAAAAAAACGCAATCAAATATATAACGATCGTATTTGGTATGCATTTCATAAATTAACAGAAAATATTATTCACACTTTTAAATTCTACTATACTGAAGTAGATACTATAGGGGAATTACAACATGAAGTAACTGCCTTTCTTTTAGAAAAATTACACTTATATAAACAAGATAAAGGTAAGGCATTTTCTTATTTTGGTACTATTGCTAAACGTTATTTAATACTTTATAATAATAATAATTATAAAAAATTAAAACAAAGAGCAGAAGTAGACGCTGTTGATAACGATCAATCTATATTAGTAGATTTAGTTAATAATCAATCTATAGATAAACCAAAAGATGAAGCTACTGAATTTATAGAATACTTAATTCAATATTTTGATATACATTTATTTGATCATTTTCCTAAACATGAAGATGCTAGAACAGCTGATGCAATATTATCTTTATTTAGAAGAAGAGAACATATAGAATTATTCAATAAAAAAGCTATATACATTTACATTCGTGAGATGACTGATCAAAGTACTCCACAAATTACTAAAGTACTAAAACGAATGAAAAAAATATATAAAAAACTAATGGCTCAATACATTGAACATGGGACTGTTAGTATGGCATTCTAAACTTTTAGTACATCTATATTTATATCCAAAGTATAGACTATGGATTTTTCACAAGTAAAATTATTTGGAAAGAAAAACTTTTCTGATCTTTTAAAAGAAATTCACACTAATCAAAAAGATAAAGAAACACAACTACGTTCTTTAATAGAGGGTTTAAAACCATTAATTACATCACCAGGTGAAGCTACTATGATTGTTCCTTTAATAAAGGAATATATGGAACTAGCAATTAAAAATGATGATGCATTAATTAAAATGGCAGGTATAGTACAACGTGCTATGAATAGTAAAATAGCAGATGGTGATGAATTACTTTCTGAAGAAGATAAAGAAATGTTATTTAGCTCATTGCAAGAATTAGATAAAAAAACAGAAAAAACAATTGTAGATAATGTCAGGACCACTTGATTTTAGTAAAAGTGTAGGAACTTTAAATAGAACTCCTCCAGACATAACCCCCTCTAAACCAGGTTTAATACCTGTTAGAGTAACTGAAGTAAATATTAAACCAGAAAAACGAACTACTTCGTTATTTCAACAAATGGATGAATATTGGGGATTAGGGGCTATTAAATTTGAATTTTTAAATCAACCCACACCTAATTCTAAAACTTCAAATGTTACTATGGCCTTACCCATGAATGCTTCCATGAAGATATTGCCATTAGTAAATGATATAGTATATGTAACTTTAGGACCTGATAGAAATACTAAAGAACTTGAACAGTATTATTATACTCCTGCTATCCCAGTGTGGAATAGTATAGAAACTAATACTTTTCCTTCTCAAGCTTCCGAAGGTAATGATAGTACTAATACTAATACTAATGCTGAAATACAAGCAGGAATGCCTAATACTCCTAGCAATAAAACAAAAGGACCTGTATTAGGTGATGTTTTTAAAGAGCAAGGTAAAATAAGAAATTTATACCCCCAGGAAGGAGATTTTTTACTTGAAGGTAAATTTGGTAATTCTTTAAGATTTGGTTCTACTAGTAGATATAGAGGAGATTTTTCTAATTTTAAGGTTAGTCCACAAAACCCATGGAGCAAAAATGGTAGAGTAGGAGATCCCATTACTATATTAAGAAATGGGCAAAAAAAAGAAGCTATAGCTGCTGAAGTATATGATCCTACATTTGAAGATATAAATGATGATGATTCATCTATATATTTAACTTCTACACAAAACATACCTATAGAAATAGCTTATTCTAAACTTACATCATATGGTGTAGATATAACCCCACCTGAAGATACTACTAAAGAATTCCAAAAACTAACTGAGGAATTAGGAGATGAATTCACATCTAATAAAGATGCCGATGCAGTAACTGTAGTTACAGATTCAATAAATCAGGAACCTAAAGGTGATGTAACAAAACCGGCAGCCTTATCTCCCCAAGAAGCAAATAGAAATTTAAGTGTAGATAGATCAGTAGGTGATGTACCTAGAGAAGAATTTGAAGGAGGTTTATAATGGAATTTATATTAGAAATATATAATATAATAATTGAATTATCCCAATATCTTTTTGATATACCCGAGGGGATAAGTTATGCTCTTTTTGGAATAAAGAAAAAGAAAAAGAAAGCCAAAAAAGCATTAAGAAAAGCAGAAACACAAATAAGTTCTGCTATGAAGAGTGCTAATTTAGATTCAATACCTAATCCATCTTCCCCTAATGCCCCTAGAACCGAAACAATAGATGGAAACTCCATATCTGGTCTAGATTTACCATCCGTTCCTTTTAAACCAGAATATCCATACCGTGGAAAACAAATAATATTAAATTCAGGTAGATTGCATTTAAATGCAAATAGTGATTTTATACTTTTAAATTCTAAAAAATCTATCTCTTTAGGTGCTCCTGGTAGTATAAATATAGATACTGATGGAGGATTTATTGTAAATGCTGGTAAAATAAAACTGGGTATAGGAGATGCTTCGGAAGAACCCTTAGTAAAAGGTAATGTTTTAAACCAAATTATTACCCTTCTTAATATAGGATTACAAAATGCGGCCAATGGTTTAAAAAATGCTGAAGATGCAGCAGGTAGAAAAATACTTGGGTGTGAAATAGCAGCGGAGGACCTGCAAAGTGCAGCAAAACAAATGGATAGTCTTAGGACAAGCTTATTATCCAAACAAAATTTTACTAAATAATGGCAGGACCTTACGGGAAAATACAGAATATGATAAAAAAGGCTAAGAAATCTACTGATAAATTTCTTATAACCTTAAAAAAAACTAATAGTCAAATTCTAATAGGGTCTAAACAAATTGATGTAGCTAAAAGACAGGAAACTTTATTTGAGGGTGGCAAAAAAAGAGCCGAATTATTAAAGGACATTGATTTTTTCAAGGATCCTAGTGTTATGACTATGATTTCTATGTTAAAATCTCTTAATTCTTTTGAATTATGTAACCCGGCTTCTTTTGCTATAGATCAGGGAATTAAATCTATACAAAGAAAAGACCAACAATTACAAGACTTAGGAGGGGAAGGAACCGGAGCAGGACAATTATTAGAAAAATTTGAAAATGTTCAGGGAAAGTTAAGAGAAGTTTTTAATGTAATTAGAAATTTTAGTTTAACACCTGGGGAAACTGAAGTTACAGGAGTAACTACTTCTCAAGCAGTTCCAATATCCAGAAGTGAAAAAGTTACTATTACTTTACCACCTAGAAAAAATAATAAACCTTATGCTATAAATAATGGAACAGTTATTACATTAAGAACTACAGATCCTAAAACCGTAGCTCATATGACGGGAACTGTTGAAACACTTCCGGAAATTCAATCTGACGAAAGAGGTCAAAGATTTGTTATAGGAGCCAATAATTATACAATTTCAATAGATACAGCCTCAACTTCATCTCCACCTAAAGATAAACAAGGAAATGTATTAACTTTTATAAATTTTAATGCTACATTTACTAAAGAACAAAACCCTGATATACAGGCATTAGCTGGCGAATTAAGTGATGCAGCCGATCTTCTTAGAGAAATAGGCTTTCAGGATATAGTAAATGATCTTAAAGATATCCCCCCTAAATTTCCTGGATTAAGTAAAATTAGAGAATTAGCTATTAAACTTCAGAATTTTTTTGATGGTGTAGGTACTGCATCCGCTCAATTGGGGGATGAAGTAGATGATGCATCTCAATTTTTAAGTGGAGGATATACCACTAGACAAGTATTAGAGGGTTCTAGATTATTTGCAGAATTTAATAGGAGATTAGAACCCATTTTAAATTTAGAGAATTCTATAGTTAGTGGTTATAAAGATGTTATTGAAAATGTTAATAGTATTTTAAGGGATGTTATTCCTTTTCAGGAAATATCTAAATTTATAACATTTATAAGAGATTTTGTAAGAGTTATTCAAGGGGTAGTGAGTATGATATTAGTTTTACTAAAAACTATAAATGGTATTATTAAAGTAGTAATGACTATTTTAAAGGTATTCAAGGTAGTATTAAAAGTAGTAAAATTAGTGGTGAAGGTACTCCCAGCTATGTTCCTACCTGTAGGTGTTATTACTACATTTACTGAAAAAATTGAAAATGTAGAGGGTGCTATTGGTGAAGTAATAGAATATCTAGCCATTTACTCTGAATTTTTACAAGGTGTAATAGACGGCTTACAATTTACAAAATATGCCTTAAAAATAGTAATAGAGGAATTAACTAAATTAGCGGCCAAATTAGGTAGTTGTGGTGCTCTTAAAGGTAATGGTATGGAAGCTAGTATGACATCAGCAGTATCATTAGTTAGAGATTCCCTAAGAGGATTAACTCAAGCAGCTCCTGATGAAGACTTCTATCCGGACGATCCAAATTCACCAGGTGGTGGTTTAGGTCCAGCAGCCGGTGAAAATGTAAGACCATATGGTACAGGTCCTTTTATACAAACCCCTGGGGGTGAAATTATGTTTTTAAGTGATTCTATTATAGGATTTGATGAAGATGGTAATCTAATATTTTTTGCTAATTTAACTTCATTATCTACCGGGGTTAGATTTAATAGTACATTAGGGCAAGATTTTAGAAATAGAAATTTACGATTTTATACTTTTGATAAATTTAGAAATTCACAAGCTTCAATGTTAAATGAAGCAGATAGAATAGCTGAAGAAAGAAGAAATGCAATAAAAGAAATAGATCCAACAGATAGATTTGGAAATTTTGCAGAAAAATATAAAGGATATACTATTAAAATTCAAGAAGAAATAGATGATGATGATTTAAATACTCAAATTGTTACAAGAAGAAGAGGTATAGCTTTAGATTCTGCCGAATCATTAGTAGTCTCCACAGATTTAACCTTTTCAGATAATTTATCACAAATAGTAAATGAAGTTAAATTTCAAATAGATCAATTAATTCAAGAAGGTGTAATAGGAATTAATACCTCGGACCCTCAAGCCAATACTATTTCAGATGATGATGCTATTGATATAGCAGAAGGTACTGGAGCTAACCCTGTAGCTATAAACAATTTAAGAGCTCAGAAAAATAATAAGGCTGCAGCTAGTATCCCTGATAAACCTGGTAAACCAGTTAAGTCAAGAATAGGTAATCAACCTTTTGAATCTAATAGAGATCTTAAAATACCTTCTCGAGGAAAAACTGATGGTGGATCGCCTAGTCAACCTATTAGGGTAGAGGGAGTAGCTCAAGCTGGTATAGATGCATTTGTAGAATCTACTCCAGAACTAAAATCATTAGCTAATAACTTAAGTACGATAAATAGAGCTACTACATCTCAATTATCTAACATATTAAGAGACCCAGGTGTTCAAAATATGTCTGAGGAAGAATTAGTTCAAAAATTAAGAGGTGAAATATTAAGTGGAGTAGATCCTAATCCTGATAGAATAGAGGAAGTTAAGGATAAAACTCAAGAATGGTACAGAGGTATAAGAGCACAAGCTAGAGTAGACTTTAATCAATTAGTAGCAGCTCAACAACAAACATCTACAGGTAATGCTAGAGGTAAGGGTGCTAAATTTAGAACTAGTGGTAAACCTAAACCTGAATTTGAACCATTTGTTACTAAAATTGAATTAAAAGAAATTCCAAAATGGATAGAATTACTTAGAAGAAATAAATATACTCAATCCGAAATTGATGCTGGTTTATCAGGTGAAGGTATAAGAGACAAATATGAAATTAAGGTTGATGAAGATGGAAAAATCGATATTAGAAAAAAATTGGCATTTAAAAATGATAATTTTGAAAAGAAAAAAAGAGGATAATGATTTCACTTATATTACAAATAATTAAATTCGTAATTGTTAGGTTGGCATCTGCTAGAATTTTAAGTAGCTTCAATTCACAATTATTAAAAATAGATGCTTGGTTAGAAAAACATCTTAATATTGATCTAATTAAACAGGAAGAAAAATTTTATCAAAAATATCCTAATATTGAAAAAAGATTAAAAGATATTGAAAAAAAATTGGAGAAAAATTAAACGAATGAAAAATACATTAAATAAATATTTATAATCATGAAATTAGAAGCTTTTAGAAAAGTAATTAGAGAAGAGGTAAGAACAGTAATTAAAGAAGAACTTTCATTAATTATGCAAACTCCTATAACTGAAACTAAAACAGTAAAAAAGCCGGTTGTAGAAGTAAAAAATAAAAAATCTACACTATCCGATATTATAGAAGAACCTAAATCACAAAATAAACCTACAAAACCTTTATTTGAAGGAGTAGGAGCACTTTCAGATGTATTAAACCAAACACATGCTGAAGGAGGTTGGAGAAATATGGGGAGTATGACGGCTAAAGATGCAGTTTCATATCAAGGTGGAATGCCCGGACAAGAAACTAAAGTAGTAGATTCAGTTAATGATATGGTAGCGGGACAAAAAACTTCAGATATCAATCAAGTAAGTATTGATTCTGTACCAGATTTTTCTGGATTAATGAGTAATTTAAAAGATAAAGGTAAATTATAATGGCTGATTACTTATTTAGAAATGTAGATATTTTAGATTTAAAACCTAGTACTGGAGTAGGTATAAAAATACCTTTTGATGGTGCTACAGGTATTAATACTACATTTACTACTCAAGATGCCATAAAATCTAATTTACTAAATTTTCTTTTAACTGGTAAAAGAGAAAGAGTATTAAATCCCGGATTTGGTTCTGGATTAAGAGAACTAATGTTTCAACCTTTAACGGATGATTTAAGGGGTGATATGGAAAACTTAATAATAGGAGGAGTTAATGAATTTTTTCCTAATGTTCAAATTAATGATTTAACAATAGATTTCGTTCAAGAAGAATCAAAAGTAATTATAAACCTTAATTATTCCGTAATTAACACTAATATTGAAGACGAAATTCAAATAAATATAAACAATGGCGGAGTCTAAACAAGTACAATATTTAAATAAAGATTTTGATGGATTCAAACAAAAATTGTTAGAATTTGCAGAAATTTATTATCCTAATACCTATAATGATTTTTCAGAAAATTCAGCTGGATTAATGTTAGTAGAAATGGCCTCATATGTAGGTGATGTACTTTCATTTTATGCTGATAGTCAAGTTCAAGAAAATTTTATAGAATTTGCCAAACAAAGAAATAACTTATTATCCTTAGCTTATAATAATGGTTACTTTCCACAAGTAACTAATGCAGCTACAGCCGAAATAGAAGTATTTCAATTAGTCCCCTCAACTATTACCTCTGGATTAGTAGAACCAGACTACAACTATTCCTTAATTATTCAGGAGGGGTCACAATTAAGATCGGGAAATGAAAAATTTTATATAGAAGATAAAATAGATTTTTCTGTATCTAGTAGTTCAGATCCTACTGATGTATCAGTTTACTCTATAGATTCAGATGATAATCCTAATTTTTATTTATTAAAGAAAACTAAAAGAGCAGTATCTGGAGAATTTAGACAAACTACTTTTACATTTGGTGCTCCTGAAAAGTTTCCTACTATAGAATTAGAAGATACTAATATTATAAAAACAACTCAAGTAACTGATTCAGATGGTAGACTTTATTATCCTGTAAATTATTTAGCCCAAGAAACTATTTTTGATCCACAACAAAATATAGCTCAAAATGACCCTAATTTTGCTCAGTATGGTGATACAACACCTTTCTTATTAAAATTAAGAAAAGTACCTTATAGATATATTGCTAGATATAAAACAGATAATAAATTACAACTACAATTTGGATCAGGTATTTCTTCTGGACCAGATGAAACTATAATTCCTAATCCAGATAATATAGGTTTAGGATTACCATATGGTGTGGATAAATTAACTACAGCATTTGATCCTTCTAATTTTTTATTTACTAAAGCTTATGGGGTAGCCCCCTCCAATACTACATTAACTGTAAACTATTTAGTAGGAGGAGGAGCCTCCGCTAATGTACCAGCTAATACTATTACAACTTTTGATTCTGGTAGTACTTCATTTTTTGGTGCTAATTTAGATTCTACATTACAAGATACAGTAACGGATTCTTTAGCATTTAATAATCCAAGCCCTGCTGTAGGGGGAGGAGATGGCGATACTAATGAAGACATTAGGTTAAATACTATTTCTCAATACCCATCTCAGTTAAGAACAGTAACAAAAGATGATTATGTTATAAGAGCTATGTCTTTACCTTCACAATTTGGAGTAGTATATAAAGCTTATATAACACAACAAAATGAACAAATTTCAGATAGAATATCTGTTTATGATGAAGAAAATGTTAATGCATTATGTTTACATATTTTATCAAAAGATTCAGGAGGAAAATTAACTAATTGTGATCCGGCTTTAAAACAAAACTTAAAAACTTATTTAGCGGAATATAGGATGCTAACAGATGCTGTTACTATAAAAGATGCTTTTGTTATTAATATAGGTATAAATTTTGATGTAATTTTATTGCCTAACTATAATAATAGTCTAGTATTAAATAATATAATAACAGAACTAACATCATTTTTTGATACAGATAAAATGCAAATTAATCAACCTATTTTAATTAATAATGTTAGAAATGTAATTGACCAAGTAGATGGAGTACAAACAGTTAAAAAATTAGAAATAGTAAATAAAGTAGGAGAAAGTGGTGGATATTCTCAATTTGCTTATGATATAAAAGGAGCTACTATAAATGAAGTATTATATCCTTGTATAGATCCTTCTATTTTTGAAGTTAAATTTCCACTTATAGATATTCAAGGTAAAGTAGTAACAAACTAAAAAAATGGCAGTATATAAATTATTTTCGGAAAAAGACACCACTATATTATCCCAATATCCGGCTCAAAATACTGGTAGAGATGAAATATTAGACATTTCTAATTATAATGGTTTAAATATAAATTCATCCGCAGCCGGAGACTTACCGGCTGTAGCTCGTTCTTTAGTACAATTTAGTCAAACTGAAATTAGTGGTACTATAGCAGATAAAATAGGAGCTTCGGAATACTCTGCTAGTTTAAAATTATATCTAGCAAACGCTGAAAATGCTCCCCTAGATTATGAAATATATGCTTACCCTATTTCAGGAGCATGGGATATGGGTACAGGAAAAACTAGTGATAGTCCTAAAACTGAAGATGGATGTTGTTGGGGATTTAGAGGAGCATCAGGTTCAAATGCTTGGACTGCTAGTGGTTTTCCTAATTTTGTAACAGCATCATATGGAACAGCTATAGGAGGAGGAAATTGGTATACAGGTTCAACTACGATTAATCCTGAGGCATCACAATCATTTACATATACTAGTGATAAAGATATTTCCCTAGATGTAACTAATACTATAAAATTATGGACAGCAGCTAGTTTTTCAAATGATGGGTTTATTTTAAAATTAGGTGATGAAAATGAATTTGTTGATGAATATGTTGAAAAACAATATTTTTCTATGGATACTCATACCATATACCCACCTGAATTAGAATTTAAATGGGATGATAGTTCATATGATACACCTTTAACAGCAGTAACATCTAGTGATTTTGTACTTGGGTTTACTAATTTAAAACAAGAATTTGAAGATAGTGGGGTATATAAATTTAGAGTTAAAGTAAGAGATAAATTCCCTGCTAGAACCTTCCAATCCAGTTCAGTTTATTTAAATGCAAAAGCATTAACCTCATCCTCATATTGGGGGTTAAAGGATATTAAAACAGATCAAATGGTAATTGATTTTGATACTTCATATACTAAAATAAGTGCTGATAGTGGTAGTAATTATTTCACAGTACATATGGATGGTTTAGAACCAGAAAGATATTATCAATTAATGATTAAAACAATAGTTGAAGGTGAAACTCTTATAATTGAAGATAAAGGTAATTATTTTAAAGTTGTTAGATAATGGCAAAAGAAGAAGTACAATTTAATAAAGAAGTTTATGGTAAGGTTACTTACCCTAAAATTGTAAATACAGAATTTTCAGAATTAGTAACTGTGGAGGATGCTCCACTAGCTATACCGGAACCTATGACAGTAGCTGAATTTTTTGAAGAATATGATAGACTATTCTTCCAAATCCCCAGAACTGGAGCTAATGCTTCTCATACCGCTTTAGTGGATAGAAGTTCTTCATATATAGGGGTTGCTGGTCAATCTTCGGAAATTGAAGCTTTATTAAACGAAATATCAGATCTAAGATTACAATTACTTACAGCACAACAAGAAATTGTGAATTTATCAGCTAATGTATAATGGAAGAAATAACCGTAATATCTACTGGTTCGGCAGAATTTATTAACCAAAATTATTCTCCTAAAGATGAAAATTTATTTAATACATTTTCATTAAATAGAGATTATGGTGCTCCACAAGATGTAATTGAGTTACATGTTTTTGATGGTGGAGGATTACTTCTAACCTCTTCTTATGATTTTAATAATTTTCAAACCCAATTAACTGATCCTTCTTCAAGTTTATTTAATAAAATAATTATTGACCCAGAGGAAGATGTTAAAAATTTAGGTTTTGAAGCAGGTACTTTTAATTTAACTTATTATCCATATAGAAATATACTTCTAAGTAATGAACAAAGAAGATTTTTTATTAAGGATATTTCTGATGATAGAACAGAACTTAGAATAGTCACAAATGAATTATCATACGATGCATTAAGTACATCTTATTTTAATTATATAAATTCAAAAGCTAATAAAAGTTTTTATTCCGATTTTCTTTTAAATTTTGGTGATAATAATACAATATTAGGAGTTAATACTTTATTAGATACTGATTTAACTACCGAACCTAGTGTTTATATAAAATTATATGAAGCACTTCCCGATAATCTGGGAGAAAAAGATACTTTATGGCTTTCAGAACAAATATCAGATCCATTTACTTATAAAGTAGATATAAACATATTACCTGATGAAGAAGAAGAAGAAATTACTTTATTAAGGGGACCTAATACTAATGTAGATTTAAATTTACAAACTAATGTAACTACAAAATATCTTAATGTAAGTGAAATTTTAGATAGTCCATTAACTTCTTCTTTACAACAAATAAAATCTATATTAGAAGAAAAAAGCGTAAATATAAATATAGATTATGAAGATTACAATAATTTTGTCCATTTTTCTTCCGCTTATCAAAGATTAGAAAATTTTAAAGAAAAATTAAGATTAATTGAAGGATATCAAAGTGATTTAGATTCTTTTAAAGGATTAGGTCCCTTAACAGATCAAAGCCATATATCATCCTCCAAAGTAACTTTACAAAATAATATTGATACTATCATTAGACAATTTGATGGGTATGAATATTTTCTTTATTATACTTCTGGATCAAAATCATGGCCTAAATCCGGCTCTACAGTAGCACCTTATACTAATTGGGGAGTAGATTCTGTATCCGCTTCAGTTTGGTACGGATCAGAAGATGAAAATAGTGACTTTTTTGGAGGTCAAATACTATCAGCCTCACTTTATAATGATACTAATAGAAACTATATTTGGAATACCCTTCCTGCTTATATAAAAGAGGATCCTCAAAATAGTAATTTAGAATTATTATCCTCTATGTTAGGTCAACATTTTGATACCTTATGGACTTACACTAGAGCTTTAACAGATATAAAAGATAATGATAATAGAATAAATAAAGGTATTTCAAAGGACCTAGTAGCGGATACCTTACGTTCTTTAGGTATTAAATTATATACTTCTAATAGAACTAATGAAAATCTATTCCAAGATTTATTAGGCCTATCACCTTCTGGTTCAGCTACTCCCGATACCGGTTCTCAAAGAGTAGAAACATATGTTTCTGTATCTAATGAAGCTAATACTACAGATAATTTAAATAAAGAAGTATATAAAAGAATATATAATAATTTACCTTATTTATTAAAAACTAGAGGTACTAGACAAGGTTTAAGAGCATTAATAAATTGTTTTGGAATTCCTGAAACAATTTTAAAAGTAAATGAATATGGAGGAGATCAGAAAAATGTTCCTACTGTAAATCAAGTTATAGATAGGTTTGCTTATGGGTTAAATACTAATCCATTACATTTAACATCATCTATATCATCTAGCACAATAAACATTCCATGGTTACCATTTGTAACTAATTTTTCTGATGAATGGCAATCAGTAAATGTAAATTGGAATATTATAGAAGGTGTTTGGAATGGACCTAAAGCGGCTAGTGCAACTCCAGATACAGTAGAATTTAGATTTAAATCAAATGGTATCCCATCTTCTTCTTACTATAGTCAATCATTATTTCAAGTAAGACAGGATTCTGATACTAAGTTTGGAGTACAATTATTATATCCTTCGGCTTCTAATGCCTCATATGGAAGTCCTGTATTAAATGATAGATATTCAGTATATGGTGAACTAAGATTTTTCTTATCAGGTTCACAAGGATATGCTAAAACAGAACCTATTTATGCCCCATTCTTCTCTGGTAGTTGGTGGTCATTAAAGTTAAACAGAGAAACTAGTAGTGTCTTTATATTTGATAGTGGTTCAAATCAAGATTATACATTAACAGTAAAAAGTACTGATTATAATGGTAAAGATGGTACTTTTATAAAATATCAAGCATCACAAAGTTTACATATTAATGGAACAACATCTGCATCATATAATGGTTCTTGGCATGACTTTAGATATAGTTCAGGAAATTTAGTATTAGATGGACATTTAGGAGGTACTGGTAGCAATAATGTATTATCACCAGATGGAGTAGTATTTGATGGTGCTTTCCAAGAGGCAAGAATGTGGTCAACTATATTAAGTGAATCTGCCTTTAATCAACATGTATTAGATCCACGTTCTATAAGATCAAATGAAGTTACTTCATCAATGTTTGATCTAATATTTAGACTACCCTTAGGAAATGATTTACAAATATCAGGTTCATTTGGAGACAATAAAGTAACCTCAGTACATCCATCCATAACTGGTTCATTTGTACCTACAGCTTCTTTCTTCTTAGGTACTGGTTCTTCTACTGTTTCTTATGGAATAATAACGAATTTTACCGGTTCAAGTTATCAACCAACGGAATACTTTGCATTAGTAGAATCACCTAATTTAGGCGCTTATAATCCCGTAGATGATAAAATTAGGATAAAAAATACATCTCAAGTTTCTGGTTCAACTTTATCACCTTATGTATCCATACAAGATATTTCTTTCCCTCCTAACCAAGAAACTATTGATGTAAATGATGTAGAAGTAGCTATATCACCACAAGATAGCATAAATAAAGATATTACAGAACAGTTAGGATATTTTAACATAGATGAATTTATAGGTGATCCTAAGTTAGCTTTATCATCATCCTATGATGGGCTAGATCATGTTAAAAAATTCTATTTTGATAAATACTTTAGAAAACAAAATATTACTGATATAGTTCAATTATTATCATATTTTGATAGTTCATTATTTAAAATGATTAGGGATTTCGTTCCTGCTTCAACTGAATTATCAACTGGATTTTTAATTAAATCTCATTTATTAGAAAGAAATAAAACTAAAAGATTTGATCCTTCATTTACATTTATAGACTTTAGTGGTTCATTAACTGTACCTAGTATAACTGGTTCAAATCCAATGAATGAAAATCTAGATACAAGCTATACTGGAAAAATTTTAATCCCATCTAGTTCGGCTAATACTATTACTGCATCGGGGGTAACTTTTAATTTTACTGATAATAGAGAACCAATAACAGGAGAATTTAGTGGAAGTGAATTTACAGCATATACTCAACCTACTTCTAGTATGGTTACAGAAAAAAGTTTATTTAGAGTAGGTCCTGATACATCCACAGCTGCATCATTTTCATTAATACCTTTTAACCCAGAATTAAATAATGTTATTGAAGCAAGAAAATCTAATCAATTTATGGATGTGGATTATTCTACTAATATTATAACACCTGTAAATATAGGATTTATTACTAGTAGATCTATAGGTGATATTACTGAAGCTGATAGTCCTTTTTTAGATGCACCTATTCAAGATAGTAATTATTCTTTACAAAGATATTTAAGACCTAGATATTTAGGTTCAAAAACTGTATCTCAAG